GACGGATGTGACGGTCGGAGCAAAGGGCGCGGCGCGTACTCGCCACGGAAGAGGCAGAGTACCTTGCCGCGGTACAGTAGCAAAGTCTGCGGCGCCGCAGACTTTGAAGTGCAAAAGGATGAGGTGTAAATATGGAAAACATATATGCGGATGAGTGCTTTCAAAAAGGGCTTGAAAGCTTTGCGGCAAATTGGCTTCGAAACATAAATGCTATGAGCGATGATGAGCGGCTTATCTATAAAGCGGAGTTAGCTCTCTCGTCAATTCATTCCGGCAATGACCGGGCGGTTAATGATTTACAGTACGCCCTTACTACCCTGCGCACGAGGATGTCTGATTATCGTTTTAACAAGGTTTTACGAAAGCTGCGCCTTTCTAAAAATACAGCGAGAGAAGTTATGCAGCAAGGAGTTGCCGTATGAGTAGAAAAGCAGCCGGCATCGTCAGTGAAGATGCCAAAGCAATGGATGCCTATGCAGAAAAAAATGCGCAGCAGGCTTTAGTTGTGCAGCAGGATGATAAACGATTTCTTGCAGATGGAGAGAAATACAATCTTCACATCTGTCTTGAAAGAGCGAAAGAAGCTTTATCACAGATTCGCCGAGGGCTTATACGTCTTGGCGGGCAACTGGTTCTGTTGAAAGACCATGAGAGTCATGGGAATTTCACAGCAGCCGTTGAAGACCTTGGCATTACGCTTAATTTTGCAGAGCGGGCAATGATTGCCGCACGGCAGTTCGGAGAAAACCCTGAAGCTGTTGAGAGGCTTGGTAACACTAAGATTGTAGAACTTTCTTTTTTAACGAATGAAGAAGCAAGTGACCTCGCTTCCGGTAAAAAGATAGAAGGTATCGGCAGTCTCGACGAAATCGAACGGATGACAACTCGGGAACTTCGCTCAGCTCTCCGTGAAGAAAAGAAAAAGCGCAAAGAAGAGCGGGATGCGCAGGAAGCGGCAATCAGTCAAAAAGAGAAAAAGCTCAACGAGCTTGAAATGGAGCTGCGCTACCGCGAGCCGCCAACAAAGGAACAGCTTGCGCAAGCCGCGCTCGATGAACTGAAAAAGAAGTTTTTCCTGCAAGTCGGAGAAGCGAGTCATGCGCTGCATAGCCTGATGCTTACCATCGTGCAGGCGCAGGAAATTCCTGATGTCAATATTACCCAACTGCAAGGTTTTATCACCCTTGAGCCGGAAGGCTTGTTGTCTTCCATTTTTGATTACAGCGATACGCTCGATGAGATGATTGAAAACATCTGTCCCGCGCGCCCTGAGACAAACACCGATGCGGAAGAGATGCAGTATGCGGAGTCGGTAGAGGACTAGCGGTATGTATCAAGCGTACGTTAAAAAAATGGAAGGGGCAAAAAGCGCGGCGGAGCGCAAGGCAGTCATTGCGGAATTATGCCGGATGTTTGCGTTTTCACAAGCGAAAGCCTACAAGGTACTCAAGGAAGCCGGATGGCAGTCCGGCAGAAAGGAGCGCAAAGATGCAGGCTCTTCCGGCATCGCGCAAGAAGAACTCAAGCTGGTAGCTTCGGTACTGCGCAACAGCGTACGCAAAAACGGCAAGGCAACGATGGGCGTTCCGGTTGCCCGCTCTATTTTACAGGCAAACGGTATTAACATCCCGATTGCCGACAGTCGCTTGCGGGAGCTTTTAGTGGAGAACGGGCTATCCCTTGCAGAGGCAGAAATTCCCCGCCCGCACCGTACTATGCGGACGCTTTATCCCAATCAAGTACACCAAGCAGACCCTTCGGTCTGTCTTATCTGGTTCGCTCCGAACGGAGAGCAAAAGCTCTACGATGCTGATGAGGTGTACAAAAATAAGAACCCGCGGGAAGGTAAGTTGAAGTGCTGGCGGTATGTACTCACCGACCACACCTCCGGCTCCATCTGTGTACGGTATTACGCAGCGATGGGAGAGTCGGCAGTTAATATGTACGACTTTTTACTGTATGCGTGGGGGCAAAAGCAAAACCCACTGTACGTGTTTCACGGATTGCCGGAGCTTTTAATCTGGGACTGCGGCACGGGCAACACGGCGCGGGCGGTAACGGCAGCGCTTACCGCGCTTAAAGTAGAAACAAAGCCGCACCTTCCGGGAAATCCGCGGGCAAAGGGACAGGTAGAAGTCAGCAACAATATCGTTGAAACCCAGTTTGAAAGCCGCTTAAAGCTGGAGCCGGTTCATAGCTTTGCGGCACTCAATGAAGCTGCGGAGCGGTGGTGCGCTGCGTATAACGCAAACCTTATCGAAGGGCAAGATACGCGCATTACGCGGCACGGTAAGAAAATCGGCAGCAGGACGGAACTGTGGCAGCGCATCTTACCGGAGCAACTTCGGGAGCTGCCCGATCCGGTTATCTGCCGGCAGATTTTTACCGCCGGTATTCAAAGCCGCCGTGTAGGGGGAGACCTTTCGGTAAGCATTGTGCATCCGCACGTAAAAGAATCGCTTCGCTATAGTCTGCAAGGACTTCGCGGCGTTACCGTTGGGCAGACGGTCAATGTACAGCCGGTGCTTGTTTCTGCAACGCCGACAGTGCGCGTGAGCTTTCAGTATAACGGCGAACTCGTTGCGTATGAAGTTGAACCGATTGCGTATGACGAAAACGGTTTTGACATAACCGCTCCCATACCCGGGGTCAACTACAAAGCAGCAGGCTTTACCGATCGGGAAGAAACAAGCAAGGAACTTACCGCGCTTGCGAAAGGCTCAAAGGAGCGCCCGTTCACGGAAGTTACCGGCGGCAAAGGCTTGGCCGCTCATTCGCATATCGATGCACAGAGCCTTTTTATCCGCTCACAAACAGGAACACAAATCACCGTCGATTCCGTGCAGATGCACGACATTTTGATCAGCGGCGCAGAAGCGGCAAAGCGGATAAAAGCGCGGCTCGGCTATGTGCCGGATGGTTTCCTTGAGCGGATGAAAGCGGAGTATGAAAACAATGTACCGTCGCAAGCCATTGATGAACTTGCGGCAGAGTATGCGCACGGAGAGGAACTTGCGCAACTCGGATAACTTTTTTTAAGGAGAAAATAAATGAACAACCACACAGAAACCCAAGAGAAAATCATCGCAATTACGGGAGCAATGCAGGACTTGCTTTTATACAAAAATCAAAAGTACGGGGATTCGGCATTAAGCCCGAAGCATATTTTTTATAAAGGGGATGCGGTCAATTCTATACTGATACGGCTCGACGATAAGCTCGGACGTATTACGGCTAGTCATGTACCTCTTATCAACGATGTTGCCGACATCATCGGCTATTGTACCTTGCTGCTTATCGGCCTGGGCGTAAAACCGGAAGACATTAAAAAGCTAATGGATTAAAGAAAAATAAAACCTTTCAGTAGCCGAGAAAGGTAAGTTGGAGACGGTGGCTCCGTAAACCGTTTGAGGGATTCGTAAACCTACGCTATGCCGCAGGCGGCCCGGTCGGGGACAATACCGGCAGCGGCATTTTTTTTGATATAGACGGAAGCTTAAAATAAACAACACAAGGAGGATGAGGAATGCTGACACTACAGGCGAGGAAAGCATTTAAAGTGGTATCCGATCCGTTTACGGGAGACGTAACAAAAGCGGCGGATGTGTACATGAGCGAAGATACCCGTTTTATTGCGGAGTATCTGTATCAGACGGCGCGGGCAGGCGGAATGCTCGCGCTCATTGGAGAGTCCGGCTCCGGCAAGACAACCTTACGGCGGTATGCCATAGACCGGATGCAAACGGAAGGGCAAAAGGTGCGGGTCATTACCCCGCGCATTATCGACAAGTCGCGCCTGACCGCTGCCAGTATCTGCGATGCCATTATTCTGGACTGCTCGGAAGAAAAGCCGAAGCGGACACTTGAAGGGAAGGCGCGGCAAATTGAGCGGATACTGACCAATTCAAGCCGTGCAGGCTGGAGCCATGTACTCATGATTGAAGAAGCGCACGACCTGCATATTCAAACGCTCAAATATTTAAAACGCTTTTGGGAATTGGAAGACGGCTTTAAAAAGTTATTGGCAATTATTTTGATTGGGCAGCCTGAAATGAAAGGCAAACTTGATGAAGCAAAAAACTGGGAAGCGCGCGAAGTTATCCGGCGTATGGAAGTGCTGGAACTGGCTCCTCTTGGAAGCGGAAAAGATATTGCTGCTTATCTTGATGTAAAGTTTGCACGGCTAAAAAAAGAGCGTAAGAGCGTCATTACCGACGAAGGCTGTGAAGCGCTTGCCTTAAAGCTCAGGCGACAAACACGCAGTCAGCAACTCGTCTACAGTATCGCCTATCCGCTTTTAGTCAACAACTGGATGCGGCGGGCGATGAACCTTGCAGCAGAACTCGGCGGTCAAATTGTCGATGCCGATATCGTCAATTCTTTGTAAGGAGTGGAGTAACTATGGGTGGAAAAAGAAAGATGACGCTGACATTAGATGATCAGCTTCTGGCGTGTTTAAGCGAAAAGGCAAAAGTAGATGGGTTTGACAAACCTGCTGCATTAGCCCGCTACCTTATCATAAACGGACTCAATGATATGACGGAGCAAACTGACAGGGTAAAAACATTGCGGGTCAAGATTGAAAATTATCAGGAGATTGCTGCGTATGTACGGGAGAAAAAATTCGGTAAACCTGAATATTTTGCCGCCTATGCGATGGAGTATTACATGAATAAAAATCAGCTGTCGGCTGCACAAAAGGCACGGGCAGACGGGGTGGGGGGGGGAAAAAGAGGCCCCCTTGGCGTTGAACGGCGAAGGGGGCTTACAGGGCTTAGGAGCGCGTGTGTCGAGAAAAGTATCGGCTTTGGTGCATAAGCTCGTTTAACGGCATTTTAAGGAGCATGAACAGTATGAGTAGTGGAACGTATAAAACCAAGAAAGGACAACTGATTAGACTTATCCATGTCGGTAGGCAGAAGGTCGGTTTGGACGAAGAAGCATACCGAGCCTTGCTTGCAGGGACAACCGGTAAAACGAGCAGTACGGAGCTTACCATTACCGAACTTGAAGCAGTGCTCAAGGCGCTAAAAGGTTTAGGCTTTCAGGTAAAAAAGATGGCTGCACGGGCGGAAGAAATCGGACGGGCAACGGCAGAGCAGATAGATTACATCAAAGGCTTATGGGAGCTTTCCGCACGGGTAAAAACGGAAGCGGCTCTCAACCGTTTTATCAAGCGTATTACCGGCGTTCCGTACCTGCGGTGGCTTGATGTGAAGACTGCACAAAAAGTCATTCTAGCCGTCCGCGATATTGCGGTACAGGCAGGGTATAATCCTGACGGAATACCGCTTAAAGGATCATACTGTGCAGAGCAATGAAATATGATGCGATAAGGAGGAGATGGGTGGAAAACTTAATGCAGGAAATGCTGCGGGTGCTTGCCGGACGAGGGGTAGAAAGAGAGCGGGCACTGCGAGCGCTTCGAGCGTTAAGTAGTTGGTTCGGCGGGCAGCTGGTATACATACCGCAACAGAAAAGAACACAATCCCGCATTGGGCAAGAAATCTACGGCGTGTTAGCTGACGCGGTAGGAGACGCCGATGCACAGCGGATATACGAAATTATTGCGCGGTTTTATGGGGGTGTGCAGTGGTATATCCCGGTGGAAAGAACGGCATTCAGAAAACAGATTGCCCAAGAGATTGCGCAAAGGTATAACGGTTCGGTTGATTCAATGCGCGACCTGTGCCGGGAATACGGTATGTCGTTTAATCAAATGTACCGGCTCTATCACGAAGGGCAAGATGCATTGCGTCAAAATGAGTTTAATTTTGACTGCTCGGATGAAAAAAAGCAAGGGTAAATTTTAATACTGATTATCGACAGAAAAGGAAAAAGGGGGGCGAGCCGGGCGGGGATGACCACGTGCCCCCTTTTTTATGCCTGAATGCTGAAAGCGGGAAAATTCCCGAAACAATACAGCTTTTACCCGCAGGCGAATATGTTGCAGGGCGCGACGGGCGGCGCTGGATTAAAAACAATCCGGAGTTAATCGCGCAAAAATCAAATGAGTATTTGCCTCAGCACATCATCGATGAAAACCATGCCACGGATTTACGCGCTCCGAAAGGAGAAGAATCTCCGGCAATGGGTTGGTTCAGTGCTATCACGGCAAAAGAAGACGGCTCCATTTGGGCAGCTGTTTCTTGGACGGCACGGGGAAAAGTCGCCTTAGAGAATCAAGAATACCGCTACATCTCTCCTGTCTTTACAGTAAGCGCCAATGGCGTAATAGAGTGCATCTTACGAGCGGGTCTTACCAATACACCGAATATTAATCTTCCCATATTAAACAGTACACAGACCGCGCCGGCGGATAATCCGGCAAAGGAGAAAGGAATGAATAAAGAAATCTGCGCGGCGTTAGGACTTCGTGAAGACGCAACGGAAAACGACGTGCTGACTGCGATCACTGCGTTAAAAACGCAGCTCAATAGCGCAAAGCCGGTAGACCTTACCGCGTATGCCCCGCGTGCGGACTTGGTGCAAATGGAAGAGCGGGCAGTGCGGGCAGAAACGCTGCTTGTAGAACAGAATGCCGCACAGCTGAAAGAGAAAGCCGTCATCGCTGTTGAAAAGGCTGTTACCGATCGCAAGATCGCGCCTGCAAGTAAGGATGCCTATCTTGCCATGTGTGCATCGGAAGAAGGACTTGCAAACTTTGCAAAGATTATGGAAAGCACTCCTGCAATTATACCAGCTGGTGTTTCAGCTGCAGCCGGTACGCCGCCTGCGAGCGAAACGCAGACGGAATTAAATGCGGAGGAGCTGAATATGTGTAAAGCGATGGGCTATACGAAAGAGCAATGGCTCAAGATTAAGGGGGGTAAATAATGATAATCAAAGATAGTACGCTGCAAGGCTTACGCACAATGGTGCGCGCCGAGTTCCGGCAGGCGTTTGATGCAGCAGTAAACCGTGAAGATTATAAGGAGTTGGTTACGATTGTAACAAGCAACACGAAATCAAACTCGTATGCATGGCTCGGTAGTTTCCCGCATATGCGCGAATGGGTCGGCGACCGTGTTATCAATGACATGAAGGAATTTGCCTACGCCATCGAAAACAAAAAGTACGAGGCAACGCTCGGCATTGACCGTACCGATATCGAAGATGATAACCTCGGTCAGTACCGCGTTCTTGCACAAACGCAAGGGCAAGAGACGGTCGACTTCTTTTGGCGGCAAATTGCAAAGCTCATTACCGACGGCTTTACCGCCTTGTGTTATGACGGGCAGAACTTCTTCGATACCGATCATCCGGTGTATGAAAAACCGGACGGCACCGGCAGCACCACCCAAACGTCAAACATCCTCGGTTCAGGAAGCGGCAAGCCGTGGTTCTTGCTCGACCTTAACCGCCCGTTAAAGCCGTTTATCATGCAGGAACGTTTTGCGCCTGAGTTTGATGAAATCAAAGACACGCAAAACGAAACCGTCTTTATGAAAGACAAGTACCTCTATGGTATCCGTTACCGCGGGAACTGGGGTTATGGTCTTTGGCAGCAGGCAGTAGCATCGAAAGAAACATTGACCGCAGACAACTTCCAAAAAGCTTACGGCATGATGGAAACGTTCAAACGCGACGGCGGTGATCCGCTTGGACTCCGCCCAACGCATCTGATTGTCGATGCTTCAAACCGTGCAGCGGCGGAATCAATTCTTTTAAAACAGAATTTAACCGGCGGGGAATCGAACATCAACTATAACCGCGTTAAGCTCATTGTTTGCCATTGGATGTAAGGGGTGAAGTATGGAAAAGACTGAAAAGACACTCGAACAGCTGGAAGCGGAAGCAAAGAAAGCGGCAGAAAACTTAGAGGCACTCGCTCAGAAACGGAATGACGCGGAAAAAGAACTTGAAAGCAAGCCTGATGATGAAAAGCTTAAGAAAAAGCTCGAAGGGATTGAAAAAGCTGTGCAGACAGCACAGGATAAACTTTTTGCAACGGCGAAAGCTGTAGAAGATGCGAAAAAGACTGCGCAAGAAAAAAACACTGGCGGAGATACTCCTGCTGAACCTTCAGGAGAAAAAACGCCGAAAAATCAAGGCGACGGCAATCCTGATAACAACGCAGGGACTGAAAATTCCAGCAGCAATAGCGGCGATTCCGGCACGAAAAAAATCCGCATTCGGTGCCGGAGTAAAACCGGCAAGCCTTCATACTTTCGTGCAGGCTTACGCTTCACGCCGGTTGATGCTGAATACGAAGTTACGGAAGAGGTTGCAGAAATCTTACAAAACGATCCGTGGCTTGACGGAAAGACGATCGGATGAAGTCTTTTTTAACTGCCGCAGAACTGGAACAGCGCACCGCGCGTAATAGTCTGCCGCTTGATGAAAACGGCAAACTTGATACGGCACGTATCGATCTTGCGCTGTCTGACGCAACGGGAATAATCGTTGCGCAGCTTCCGTGGCTTTTAAAAGATGCCGAACTTATCAATCCCATCCCTGCGCAGTTTGATGCCGCCTTTAAGGGGATGTGCGCTGACATTGCCGTACACCGTTTAACCGATGTGGTAACGTCAAGCGAAGATACGCGGGACTGGTATAAAGACAGCATAAAGCTCTTAGAAAAAATAGACCGCGAATTTAAAGGCGGACTATCCGGCCCGGATTTACAGGAAGCATCCCTTGTTATCGGGGGAGGAGCCGAAGATGCGAATGATCCGCGCTACTGGAAAAAGGGAGCGATAATTTGAGCGGCGCGATGGTTACCGTCGATCTCGGCAAAATCCAAAAACTGGCAGAGGTGCTCAATCATTCTGCGCTTTCAGCCTCTGACAGGCAAGCGCTGATGAAAGGACTTGGAGGAGAGATTGTCGAGCAATCGCGTTCAAGAATCCTTGAAACGCAACAAGACCCGGAAGGTAACCAATGGCAGGATTATGCCGCGTCCACGCTGCGCGGACTAAAAGCGAAAGGGCTTGAAGCGGTCGTTTCTCTTTTACACCGTGAAGGATATCTGCAATCTTCAATCGACGTGCAGCGCAAGAGCAGCTGGGATGTACTGGTCGGCTCTGTTATGGAGTATGCAGCCGTCCATCAATGGGGCTATAAACCGCGGAATATCCCTGCTCGTCCATACCTCGGATTAAGCACTGACGATATTGCCGATTTAACTGAACTTGCGGCACTGTTTCTTAAAGGAAAAATCGGATGACAGTAACGTATTTGGATATACGCGATGCAGTAGTTAAGCAGCTGCAAGCAGCATTCGCACACGATAAGCGGATAACCGTAAGCTCCCATCCGGGCAATTTTGATGAAGCGGAAATCCGCCGCCTCATGCAAAAGACTCCGGCGGTAATCACCTCTCTTGCACACATCCGCGATGAAGATGTTGAAGATGACTGCTTTATCGAGTTTGTCAGCTGGGTGTTATACCGCGCGGATAATCGCGACCGCTTGTACAACGGCGCTTTATCGCTTGTCTCTGCATTAGTCGGTGCAATTAAAGGACTGAATATTTCCGTTTCTTTCGGCGGCGGGCGGAGTATCAACGCCGAATGTTTGTACACCGGTTCGCTCGATAAAATCAATGCGACGCTTTGGGCGGTGCGGTGGAAGCTGCATGCAAGGGCAGTCAATGATGATGGCGTAATCGTGCTGCCTGATGATTTGGATTGGTTCAAAGGATACGACGCACATCTTACCGTTGGAAAACAAACGGCTGATGATGTCGTCAATCTGGAATGAAGGAGGAGAATATGGCAATCGCCTTTACACAAATTCCGGCAAACCTGTTAGTGCCGGGACAGTATCAGGAAATTGATAACAGCCTTGCCGGGGAAACCGGCGATATTAAGACCGCGCTCATTGTCGCGCTCAAAACCAAAACCGGCAAAGCGGCGGAAGGGGTTCCGGTGAATGTCTTGACTGCTGCTGCTGCAGCGGATGCGTGCGGATACGGAAGCCCGGCTGCCCTTATGGCAGAAGCGTTTTTATCGGTCAACAAAATAGAAAAGCTGTACCTGTTGCCGGTTGGAGAGCCGACAGCCGGAACGGTGTGGAAAAAAGACTACACCGTACAAGCGGCAAGTGCAGCAGCCGGAAACGTTCATCTCCTGATAAATGGACGCGGTATATGGGCTCCAGTGAGTGAAGGACAGAGCGCCGATAAAATTGCCGCAGCGATTGTTGCTGCCTGTAATGGGCTTGAAAATAATTCTGTTGAAGCGGCAATCGATAGCGGAGATAACACCAAGATTATTTTTTCTGGCCTTTATAAAGGCGCGTGCGGAAATGTCAACACGGTAACAGTGCAAAGTCATCCAGCGGGGGTAAGCGTAACGGAAGGCACGGTAACAGAGGGTACCGGGGTTGCAGACCTTTCAAAGCTGCCTGAATGGCTCGGCTCTAAACGGTGGAACTATATCGTCTTTGATTTTGACGATGAGGCAAGCATCAAGCTGTTAGCAGAAGAACTGGAAAGCCGGTACTCTGCAACGCGGCAAATCGGCGGGCGCGCCTTTATCACCCTTTCAGGTGCATTAGGAAGCGCAACGGAAGAAGGTTCTATCCTTGCGCAAGCGGCAAAGATCAACTCTCCGCATATCTGCCTTATCCCGCGCAAGAAAGATGATGCGACGCTTCCGTGTATCTGGGCTAGCCGTTTTACCGCTGCTGCCTGCCGCATTTTAGCGGATGATCCGAGTGCGAACACCAACGACACCAAAGTCAAAGGCTTAGCAGCCGATGGGGAGTACTCTTTTAATGAGCGGCAAAAACTCCTTGAAACAGGCGTTGCCACATGGCGGCTTGATCCGATGGGAACCGTCTTAATTGAGCGGCTGGTAACCAGCTACACGGAAAACTCAGACGGCGGAAGGGACACGAGCTATTTGGATATCCAAGTGGTTGAAACCGTTGATGCAGTTAGAACCTACATCAATGCGGAAGCAAAAAAGCGCTTTAAGAGCTGGAAGCTGGCAAGCACGGAGGAAAACTTCGGGGCCGGAGCAAAAGTAATGACGCAGGGTATTTGGCGGAGCTTCCTTGCGGATTTGTATCAAACCGTCTTTATCGGGCAGAAGAATTGGTGCCAAGACTTTGAAAGCTATAAGGCATCCCTTCATGTTGAAGTAAAGAAGGGCAGTAAAACACGGCTTGAGTATATCCATCAGCCGGTATTGATCGGGCAGTTCTTAATCGGAGCCGGTTTAAATCAATTCAAATAGGAATAGAAGATAGGAGGAAGTATGCAGCTATTAAAAGTATCGCGAGTCATATCAACGAGCTTAGGAGAATTGCCGCTCAAAGAAGGTGGGGCGACTTTTAAGCCTTCAAGCTTTAAGCGGGAAACGCAAGTCGGCGAAGTGCACGAAAACACCGGCTACGTGGAAACCCCGACCGCGGCGGAACTGTCATTGACACTGAACGCCGCCATTGATCCGCAAGCATTTGCAAATGTCTCCAACGATACGCTTACCATCATATTATCAGGCGGCAGTCAGCACTATATGCCGGCCGCGTGGGTAACGGAAGCGGTTGAGCTTTCTAAGGGAGAACTCAAAGTTGTATACAACTCGGCAAAAAGCCAGAAGTTGACATAAGGAGGGGAGAGAGCGATGAAGACCTTTTATTTAAAGCATCCGGTTTCACTCGGTGAAAGAACCATTACAGAATTAACCTTACAAGACCCACATGTTCGTCATCTTATGCGCACCGATGCCTACGGAGTTAATACCATTGCAGCAGATGTCGCCCTTTGTTCTGCGCTTTCAGGGGAATCGGAAGCGCTATTGGCAAATCTGCACATTGAAGATTGGGCGCTTATCCGTGTTGAACTGCAAAAAATATATGCAGTCTTTTTCGGAGTGAAAGCCGAAATGGAAAACAACGCAGATGAGCAAAACCCTACCAAGGCAGCGGATTAACCGCTGCGGAAGTTCAGCAATTCATTTTTGAAATTGTAACGGAATTGATGTGCATGATGCCGTCGCTGCCGTATGAGATTATCCTTGATTTTTCATGGCTTCAATTAAAAAGATGGCATACGGCAGCGGTACGGAATACGAAACTATTACGGGGGATTACCTAAATGGCGGACGTTAAAGCCAGCGTTTTACTGACATTAAAAGACTTATATTCAAAAGAACTCGGTAAAATGGGAACGGCAACAAAAAAGTTTTCTTCCGATACACTTGCCGCAGTCAATAAAATCGATAGCGTATTCTCCGGGATGAAAACAAAGCTCGGAGCCATCGGCGTATCCCTTTCTCTTGGAGCTGCTTCAAACCAAATTATTGACCTTGATGCCCGCCTTACCCGTATGGGTATGACTGCCGATGCTTCTGCAGAACAAATCAATACACTAAAGCAGAAAATCTTTGAAGCAGCACAAGACCCGAATATCAAAATAGACCCGTCAAAAATTGTCGATGCCCTCGATGTCGTTATGACAAAAACGGGCAGCTTAGAATACGTCGAAGCGAATATTAAAAATATCGCAGTTGCATTACAGGCATCCGGTGCAGCCGGTGAAGAAATGGGGGATGTATTCTCTGAATTTCAAAAAAAAGGGTTTGCAGCTGCTGAAATCTCCCAACTGATGGACGATTTGGTAAAACAAGGAGATCAGGGAGAATATACGTTTCAAAAATTTGCAAAAACGGGGAAGGCTGTTTTATCTTCATATTCTACGATAGGAAGTACCGTTGAAGATGTAAAAAAATTAAATGCCGTTATGCAGATACTTGTCGCAGATACAAAAAATGAAGAACTTGCGGCAACCGCTTTGGATGCCGTTATTGCAGAACTTTCCGATCCTAATAAACAAGAAAAGCTGGGGATTATTGGTGTCCGCGTCCGTGATAGTGCCGGAGAATTTAGAGACCTTGCCGAGATTATGGACGATGTATTGGCTGTCGCACAAAAAGAAGGCAATATCGATTTTTTATCGGAAGTGTTCGGCGTTACGAGTATGAAAGCGGTACGCGCTTTTCAAAACTACGGTAAAAATTATAAAAAATTAACAGATGACTTAGGAGATACGACCGGTGCCCTTGAAGCAAAATCTGCGCGCATGGCAGGAACAATGAAGGCAAATCTCCAAAACCTTCAAACAACGTTTTTAAAATTTGCAGATACAAATTTAGCAAAACCCTTAGAGCGGTTAAATGATTTACTTTCGTATCTTTCAGAAAAACCTGAACGGTTGGAGAAAGTATTTAACACGATAAAATACGGACTTGGCGCAATCGTTGCCGTGAAAGGACTCGCAAAAGTATCGGGATTTATCGGCTCTATTTCAGGCGGTATTAGAACACTCACGGGCGGCGGTATGCAAGCGGCACTCGGCGGAGCTCTTCCCGGAAATGGAGCAGGGGCCGCAAGCGGTCTTCCGGTATTTGTTACAAATATGGGACAAGGCGGTATGGGGGCTTCAAACGGTCTTTCTCAAGCTGCTTCAGGCGGCGCTGCAGGAACACCGACGCTTGGAGGAATTATGGATGCCAATGCGCGGAACTTTAGAAACGGCGCTATCCAAATGGGTGTGCTGCAAACCGTTACGACAGGGATGGTGAAAACACTCGCTGCTATCGATGAGGTACGTAGCATCAATGCCGATACCTCTTTAAGCGGTCAAGAGAAAGCACAGAAAAAAGGCGGCGCAATAGGTGATGCAATCGGCACAACAGTCGGCACGGGGCTCGGTGTTGCCGCCGGTGCTTTTGCTGCCGGTAAAATTGGAGCCGCAATCGGAACATTTATTGCTCCCGGCATCGGTACGGCAATAGGGGGTGCAATCGGTATGGCTGGAGGTGCCTTTGTCGGTTGGCTTGGCGGTAAGCTCGGCCGAACCGTGGGAGAGAAAATTGGCGAAGCTGTCGGCAAGGATGAAGTCATTCCTGAAAGCGCCGCGGTACGAGAAGAACTTGAATCGGTACAGCAACTGCCTGAAACACCGGTAACGGCAGAGCTTACCGGCAATGCCGTTATGGATCTTAATATCAATCTTTCCGGTGAGCGGCCGACCGTTTCTGCAAAGGTGCAGCGGAACTCCACGCCGTTTCAGTATAATACCGGCCGTATTCAGGAAGCAAGGGAAGCGTTTTAAATGATCAATAACTGGGATGCGTCATTGCCGGCACCTTTAAGCGAAAACTGGCGGATGGCGTATGGAGCGGTAAAAGGAGACGGGGACAATCGTTTCTCTTATCTTACAAGCGACACTCCGGCACAGACGAGCTATCAAGCACCGCATAAAGAAGCGGTTCCTTTTATTTATGAAAGCCTCAAGGTTTCAGGCGGCTCAAGCGTCGATACTGCCGAATATCCTTTTTATGGGCTTTGGTCTTCAATGTCGTTAAACGAAAAGCCGCAAGCGATTACCGTTTCAGGCTTCATCCGCGGCGATGAGTACATTAAAAATCGCAATGCGCTTGTAGAAGCCGTGCGCATTACAACGACAGACGATGAACCGGGATATTTGACCCTGCCGCTTTGGGGACGTTTTCCGGTTATCGTTATCGACTGGGATATCGAAGAGTCTGCAAAAGAACTCGGACAATGCAAGGTCTCTCTCACCTTTACCCGTGCAGGCTATCCGGTACAAAACCGCTGGGAATTTTCCGGCTCTCTGAGTAAAACGATTCCGGAAGCAGCGGATGCGGTAAAGAATGCCGCAGAAACCGCTTTTGTACAATCTTTGAAAAACAACCTCGATGAGCAAACGCTTCTTAAATCGTTTAACCTGATGCGTGTTTCCGTGCTGCAAGCAGTTGGACGGATTCAAGGCGGCTTTCAAAAACTCAACGAGATAACGAATGCGGCCGCTCAAATCACTAATCTTATTGCACAGGGAATCCGCAGTCCTAAAACACTCGCCCTTGCGTTATTTGGTGTTGCCGGAAAGATGGTTGCAAGCGTGTTAGAGATAAAGAATGCTTCGGAAGAAACGACCGCATTTTTCAGGATTAAAAACAATGAAAAGAATTTGCTTTTCTGCCTGCTCCCAGCCGATAAGTACCGATTGCTGACTGAAGCAGTAACGGCTAAGCAGATTGCGACCAAGCAAGCGGCGGAAAATTTATATAAAACGATGGCGCTTTACACAGCGGCGCAGCTGTTACCGGAAATGCCTGCGCAATCGTATAACCGCACGGCAAACCTCTTTGCACTCTATGACCGGCTCGAAAAAAGTATTGACCTTAATGATCCGGCCGTATACGGCGCCGTACAGGAATTGAGGCAAGCGCTGTCTCAAGAACTTGCGGCAAAACAGCTTGCGCAAGAACTTTCTATCACATTAGAACGCGGTATGCCGCTTTTAGCCTTAGCGCAGTATCTCGGTGCAGAAGAGCGAATCTTACGCGCATTAAACATTATTGAAGACTCATTTGTCATACAAGGAGCTATCCGTTATGTCTAGCATTGTTATTAACGTTGTTCCGGCAGGGAGTAAGGTCTTTAAGCAGCTTCAATGGAACCGAGTGCATATTAAAAAGTCGCTCGATGAAATATGCCATAGTCTTACGCTTGAACTGCCGATTAGTCAAAAAGACCTTCTGCATAAACACGATACGATAGAAGTCCGTTTTTATAATAAGCACATTACGCATAATAACGGAAACTTGCGCGTTACCACCGTTCGTATTGATGAAATCACCGATACCACCGATTCAGGGCGCAAATATATTACCGTTCTCGGTCGCTCTCCTGCCCGCGATATTATCGATTCAACGTGGACGGGAACCACGGATAGTGCAACCTTAAAACAAATTGTGATATCAATCGCCGGAATTTTTGGCATTACAGTACATCAGTTGCCGCAAGGGAATGACTTTACCGAAATGGTGCCATCTTTTGCATGGAACTGTGAATCACCTTGGACGCAGCTATTAAATGCGGCGGAGAATCAAGGCTGCGTGCTCACCTCAAATGAAGCAGGCGATTTATATCTTACAAAAGGTGGGCGCGATGCGAGTCAATGGCATTTTATTTTAGCGGAAGGGATGAATATAAAATCAGTAGAAACAACAGAATCCGGCGAGGAGCAGTTCCATGAATATGTTGTCGTTTCCGGAACAGCGCCGAATATTGTGAAGGGGAATGCCGTTGATCCGCTTTGTAACAATAAGCGTATTTTAACGCTGAACCTTTCAGATTTTAAGCTCGACCAAGAAAAGGCAAACCGGCGTGCGCAAATTGAATTATACCGGCGCAGAAGACGGACGACAACGGTAACGGTTTCCGGCTGGGGTTTAACCGATGCGCAAATCAAGAGCTTTGAAACGACCAATAAAAAAGAACTGTTCTTTAATCCGAATTTTTTAATCCCCGTTTACATACCTTCCGCCGGTCTTGACTGTACTATGATGATAAGCGAGGTTGAATACCGTGCAGAACCTTCCGTCTTTGACTGCACCATCAGCCTTGTTAATCCTGAAGTATATATGGGAAAAGAGGGAACTGTGTTTAAGGATAAAGAAAGCGGCTTAAAAGGGAAGAAATCATCGCTCCTTGAGCAAGTTGCGGAACGGCACAATATTACTCCTGTAAAGGCGCGATAAAATGAATGCGTCCGATATCTATGCAAAAATCAGAAATATCTTTAATACGGCAGCTTTAAAAAGCCGTGATGATAAAAAGATAACGGTTGAAACCTCCTTTGGGCGAACAGTCGAAGCCGAAGAGTTATTCCCTTACGGTTTTTGTGCAAAAGCAAAAGAAGGAACTACGATCGTATTGGCACAAGGCGGAAATGCTACGGCTTTTATTGTTCTGCCGATATGCTCTGCGGAAGGTGCTCCTGAGTTACAAGATGGGGATTCAACCCTTTGGAGCAAAGACGGCGGCTTTGTCATTGTCCGCTCCGATAAAACGGTTGAACTGAACGGCACGGAACACGGCGGTCTTATCAAAATAGCGGAACTGAAAAAAGAGCTTGAAAAAACCAATGCCTTTTTAAAAGCCTTCGTACAGGTGTTACAGGTTCCGGTTACCGAAGCAGGAAACGGCGCTCCGTCAGCATTTCAAACGGCGTTAAAGACAGCGTTAAGCTCCTTGCAGCTTGCCGACTTTTCGCAGATTGAAAATACAAAAGTGCAGCACGGCGGCAATTAGCAACAGAGCGGCACAAGTATCTTAGGAAGGTTTTTTAATGGATAGCGGTAAAACGATACGGCTTGAAAACTGGACGGATATACGGGAACTCGTCGCGATGAGTATCGGCACGGATAAAGGGCGTTGGTGGGCGGATCCTACTTTCGGCTCCGAATTATGGATACTCAAGGAAGAAGGAAAACTTGACGGCACCAGCGCCGGAAAGGTGCGCTCCTGTATCTTAGAGAGCCTTGCGTGGCTTAAAACGGACGGTTTAGCCCGCTCGATTGCATGTACCGCCGAGCGCACCGGCAAGAATGAAATCCGCTATGCGGTAACTGTTGTCCAGCCTGACGGAAGCTCGGTATTTATAAAGGATGTATGGTATGGCATTGGTTAGAGAATCCTTACCGGTCTTACTCGACCGTATGTATAGCGCATATATGAGCCGCTTTAAGCCGCTCGATAAAACCGCTCGGCATAATTTGATTCGGGTTCTTTCAGAAGTACAGGCGGGGATGTATCATCAGCTCCTTGGCGACCTGTCATTTTTAGCCGATCAGCTCTTTCCGGATACGGCAACCGGCGACTATTTGCGTATGCACTGGTCTGACCGGGTACCGCCTTTGTATGCCGTCGCTGCTATCGGACAAGCGGAAATCAAAGGCGTTACAGGAACGGCAGTACCGGCGGGACTTGTCTATACCTCCGCTTCCGGGAAGCGCTATTTTACCGATACTGCTTTCAAAATAGACAGCACCGGGAAAGCTGTTATCTGGCTTCATGCCGAACAGGCAGGCGTCGCTTCTAATCTTGCCGCCGAAGAAAAGCTCAAACTTTCCTCAGCGCTGCCCGTCGGTCTTTCCAGTGAAGCGGTGGTACTAGGCGGCATCAAAGGCGGTGTTGATGCTGAAAGCGATGAAGAATACCTTTCACGGGTACTGCTTGCATTACGCAATACTACCCGGTACGGCAAAATCGGAGACTTTGCAGCATGGGCGGTTGACTCCTCAGCCGATGTATCGAAAGCCTTTGAGTTTAAAAATTTCGGTGTATTCGGCGCTCTTTTGATACAGGTTATCTCAGGAGATCACTTTCACGGTATCTCACAAGTAGGGAACCTTTCAGTCGTTACCGCATACCTTGATTCCGTCGCTCCGCCGGTTCTGTATACGGTACGTACACCAACCTTGCGCCCTATCGACATGACGATTACCTTACTTGCTACCGAAAGCAGCACCGAAAATCACGGCATCGTCGAAAACCGCCTTAAAACCTATCTGAATGCGACTGCTCGTCCCGGTGTTCGGTACACAGAAGGCAGCTTCCGCGATGCGATTGTAGATGGGGTAAAAATCAGCTTTGCAAGGGTGGAACTTGCCAACGGTTCTGCCGGAGAATTTACTACAACCATACTGGAATATCCGGTATGGGGGACGGTGCGCTTTGCCGTTAAGTAATCTCCTGCATACGCAAGCTGATTATGCCGCTGCCATTAAAAAGCTTTTTCCGCTTGGTGTGTACTGGGATGCACAGTTTGATGATCCTGAAAGCGACCTCTCTCAATGGGTCGAAGCTCAAGCAGAAGAACTCCACCGCTTCAAAAGCCGCTTCCCGCATCTGATGCAGGAAGCTACCCCCAAGACAGCAGATACCACCATAGACGACTGGGAGCGAGTCCTGCTCGGTTCAGTCTATCCACACTTACCGCTTCAGATACGGCGCTCACTGCTTTTAAGCAAGAGGCGCGGGTTTATAAACCGTTCGGTTTTGCAGAAAATGGCTTCACTGTACACGGCAACAATAAAGCGCGCTTATTATCCGTACCGCTCCGCTTTTTTCGGTCATACCCGTATCGGTATCAATAGAATGTGTTCTCCCGCATCTTTTTCCGTGTATTTCATTGAAGCGGAAATCAAAAACACTGCGTTAAAAGCTGACTTTGAGAGGGCGATAAAGGATGCGCTTTTAGCAAACATGATTATCTATTTTTTCTATACTTAGGAGGAATTTCTTTATGGCTGGAATGTATCCTGATAATCAGGAACTTAATATCTTCGGTGAGAAAGTCCAATGGCCGGGCGTTGACTCATCCGGCAAATTCTCAAACGGCAGCTTCCAAAACCCGCTTGAAAAGCCAAGTTTTATCCCGGCGGAGACTATCAATCTTATTTTGGACAACCTGTCGGAGCTGATAACAAAGCTCGGCGGTACACCGGATAACACCTCGGTTGACCAGCTTGCGAAGCTGTTTACCGTCGCTGCAACCGCAAACACCGGTATTATGCGAGATGCTTCCGGCCGTGCAAAAGTCGCAGCGCCTAAAGCTGATGATGATATTGCACGCAAAAAAGAAATCGACGATATCCTCAACGGTGTTGTTGCTCTTAAAAGACTCACCGTCGAAGGCGATATCATACAAAAAGGCGCGAACAAAATCACACACGCGGAAAATGTGTACACTAAAAAAGACATGATATATCTGCGCGAAGGAGCGGTGACTGCATTAGCGAACAATGCACTTGCCGGTTTAATTGCCAACCTTTACGACGGCGCAAAGAACGGAGTTCTTGCTTTTGATAAAACTGGAACGGCGCGCGTCGGAGACGAGGGGGATACGCAGCCGCTCGCGACACGGGCGGAAAGTTCAGAAATGAGAGACGGTGCGGTTGTGTGTTGGAATGGTGGGAAGCAAAGATTGGAAACGCAACGAGAGCTAGCAACTTTCGGGATTTGTACAACCCAAACAAATACTATGAATAAAACGGTTGCTATTAATGGCTTTGTGCGCCAAGCGGGGGCGCATTTCTATGTAAAATTTAATAACGATGGGGGCGGTACGCGCAATGTATATAACTTAACTCTCAACGTGCATAATGGCAATAACTATACAGGAGCCGCACCGGTGTATGTCGGTAAATTTCAATGCGGCATCGGTGCAATAAGTGCCGGCTGCACATACGAGATTCTTTTCGACGGAGAGCATTATGTTATTTTGAATTCCGACATAGTTGCGCAAGAAATAGGCAAAGATGCAAGTTATATCAAAAAAGGAAACGGTTTGATTAAGCAGTGGGGTCGTTTCTATGCGGCCGCATTGCGGGCAACCTTAACAATGCCCATAGCCTTTAACTCATGGAACTCTTACACCGTCGTAACGGGAGAGGCAGCCTATTACAATAATCTCAATGACACAGAAGGGTTCGATTTGTGTGCGGGAATTAACAAGCGGACTGATAAAACTATAGAATTTTCGATTGCCGAAAGTACTCGCGAAATTCACTGGTTTACCATCGGATCTTAACCGAACGGTTTGATTAAGCCGTGGGGAATATCAAATTCCCAGATCGTTACTTATCCATTACCTTTTAGCTGATTGGATAAGTTGATAGTTTTTGCAAATACACTTACGCAGGGATAGGAGTCCCCAACACTTCGTATGTATTGGAACTCACAGCTGTAGTTCGCTATGGGCTGAACGGTTTTACGAAAGGGAATATGAATTATGCAAATATCGTTTTTATTAGTTGGGAAACAAGGAGAATTTAATCGATACGACAACCAGCGTTATGGCAAAAACCTACTGCAAGCCATCTGATAATCGGACTATACATATGGAGGTACTATATATTTTTTGTAATTCGTTTGCATAGTGTGCAATTGTTTACTGGTTTATATTCTCCGGTTTTTTTACGTTTTTTCTCCGGCTGTTTCAGTCTTGGATTGCCGGATGCCCTGTTAGGTTCCGCATGGCCTGCGATGTATCGGGAACTTTCAGTTCCTGTTTCTTATTCAGGCGCTATTTTTATGATTATTGCAGGCGGCACTATTATTTCCAGTCTGCAAGGCGATCGGCTGACAAAGGCTTTCGGCGCCGGAAAGGTTACGGTCGTGAGTGTTTTGATGACGGCTATCGCTTTGTTTGGTTTTTCGGTCAGCCATTCTTACCTGATGCTGTGTTTATGGGCAATACCGTACGGACTTGGCGCCGGCAGTGTTGATGCTGCCCTTAATAATTACGTAGCATTGCATTATGCAAGCAGGCACATGAGTTGGTTGCACTGTATGTGGGGAGTGGGAGCTTCAATCGGTCCGTACATTATGGGGGCGGTTCTGACCGGCGGACAGCCGTGGACGATGGGCTACCGATATATCGCTGTGCTGCAAACCGGTTTAACAGCCGTACTACTAGTGAGCCTCCCGCTTTGGAAAAAGCAGAAACCGCACGGTACGAGCAATAAGGACGAGAAAGCGCTCCCGCTCCGGCAGATAGTTGCTATTCCCGGCGCAAAAGAAATTATGCTTACCTTTTTCTGTTACTGTTCTATAGAACAAACCGCAAACTTATGGGCAAGCAGCTATCTTGTGTTGAATAAGGGGCTTCCGGCAAAGGAGGCGGCCGGACTTGCGAGTCTCTTTTTTATCGGTATTACTGCGGGGAGATTTTTAAGCGGTTTTTTAACATTCAAATTAACCGATACGCAGATGATTCGGCTTGGACAAGGCGGTATTGCCGCAGGCGTTGTGCTGCTGTTTCTTTCGTTCGGGAAAACACTGATACTGCCACTACTCGGTTTCAGTCTTATCGGCTTTGGCTGTGCACCGATTTATCCTTCGATTATCCATGCAACGCCTGCACAATTTGGCGAAGATAAGTCCCAAGCAGTGATTGGAGTACAAATGGCTTCAGCGCATACCGGCACCTGCCTAATGCCGCCGCTGTTTGGTATCCTTGCAAATCATATCGGCATCACACTGATGCCGCTTTATTTAGCAATTCTTTTAATAGTGATGATTTTTATGCATGAAAAAATGCTCACGAAAACGGCGGCATCACGGAGATGAACCAGAACCTTTACCGCGCCACGGATGGCGCTGGTTCCGTACAGTAGCGAGTTTGCCGTGCAAACTCGTTGTTGAACAGCGTACACGGATGTACGCTGCTTAATCGCGCCACGGATGGCGCCGGGTCCCGACCGTAGCCCCGCGTGCGGCCGCAGCCCCCCCCCCCC